TTTATCGGTAGATCACGGCATATTCTTTATCCTGTTGGAGCTGATACTGCCAAAGAAGCAATATATACACGATTAAAATCTGAAACTAAAACAATACATTTTCCAGCAACAGTCGATGAAGAATACTTTAGGCAGCTTACATCTGAAAAGCGTGTAATTAAATATGTTAAAGGCGCTAAAAAGTTTGAATGGGTTAAAAAAACAACAAGGAATGAAGCATTAGATACATTTGTTTATGGATTAGCTGCTTTATACATACTTCAGCCAAATTATAACAGATTAGAACAACTGATCAACAAAAATCAATCTACACAAGCAGAACATACAAAAAACGTTAAAAAAAGCTCATTTAGAGCTAATAATAGGCCAAATTGGGTAAATAATTGGAAATAATTATATAAAAATGTATACTTTTATATATTATTTGGTATAATTATATTATAAATAAACAACATAATTTAAGGAGTTAATTATGAATATAGAAAAAGCAAAAAACGAATTAAAAATAAAAGAGTTAGAACTTTTAATTGTTCAAGCAGAAATAAAATTATTACAAGAACAATATGCACAAGAAATTGTTTCTTGGGAAAAATATCAAATTTTAATTAATGAATATATTGTTAACGAAGAAGAAATAGCAACTGAAATTAATTGTTTAAAAAATACAACAGGAAATAAAACACTTACATATTCATTAAGTAGTTAATATGATCGGAGATATTAAAAACTTAAACCGGTATTACAAAATATACCGGTTTATTGCTAATGCTTCAGATAATGAAAAATTACATTATCTTGAATTTAGAGCTAAGTTTATTCAAGAAGAATTAAACGAATTAATTACAGCAATTGAAAATGATGAAGCTGATGAAGTAGTAGATGCTTTTATAGATATTATTGTTATTGCATTGGGAACACTAGATGCATTTGATGTAAATATTAAAAAAGCATGGAAACGAGTACATCATGCAAACATGCAGAAAAAAATAGGAGTTAAAGATACAAGACCGAACCCATTAGGATTGCCTGATCTTATTAAACCAGAAGGTTGGCAAGCCCCTCAACATTTTGATAATGTAGGTAAATTAAATTTTTTAGATAAGGAGTAACTATGCAATTTGAAAAATGGTTTCATAAAAATTTATTCAAAATAACTTTTATTGTTATTTTACCATTGCTGTTAGCAATTATTTTTAAATAAGGAGTAAATTATGCATTCAGTATTAAGTGAAGCGGCAGCTTTACAAACACAAAAAGCCGAAGATTATAATTCAAATGATTCAGAAGCTAAACAAGAATACTTTCCATACGGGCATCATTCGTATTTGCAAATGATTTCAACAAAAGTTAAACGTTTAGAGTCAATTGCATTTAACGAAAAAAATCCTAACTTTGAATCAGCTTACGATTCAGTATTAGATTTAATTAACTATGCAAGTTTTTACGGGGCTTATTTAAAAAAACATGGAAAATGAAAAACAATACTTTGCATTAGTTAATAAAATATTAACCGAAGGTGTAGCTAGAGATAAAGAACGTACTGGCACAGGTACTAAAAGTATATTCGGTGCACATTTAGAATTAAATGTAAAAGCTGGCTTTCCATTATTTACACATAGAAAAATATTTTATAAAGGTGTAATTGGTGAACTAATATCATTTTTACGCGGTCATACTAATGTTAATGATTTTAAAACATTAGGTTGTAACTATTGGGACGAATGGGCAGAGCCCGATGGAAATTTAGGGCCGATATACGGTTATCAATGGCGTAACTATGCCGGTTTACAAATAGATCAGTTAAAAAATGTAATTGAAGAAGCTAAAGTAAATCCTGAATCAAGAAGATTGTATGTTACGGCCTGGAATCCAATTGATGCCGATAAAATGGCTTTATTACCTTGTTTTCACGGCTTTCAGTTATTAATTCAAAATTATCATTTGAATTTAGTAGTCAATATGCGCTCGTCTGATGTAATGCTTGGTTTACCATCAGATGTGTTATTTCATGCATTGTTAATGTTAGTTTTGTCTAATGAATTAGATATAACTCCTCATAAACTAATATTTAATTTAGGCGATGCGCATATCTATAACAATCATTTAAGATTTGCTCGTATGGTGCACGAGTTACAAATATTTAATCCGCCGCAAGTTAAGTTACATTATGAAGCAGGAATAGATAATTTATATCCTAATGATTTTATAGTTGCAAGTTATAAACATAATGCAGCACAACATTTAAAAATTAATGTCTAATTACTCTCATTCTTGGAATTTAAAATATTTAACGCTAGCTAAAAAATTTGCAAGCTGGTCAAAAGACCCCTCAACACAAGTTGGAGCTGTAGCAATAGGTAATAAAGGCCAGGTATTATCACAAGGTTATAATGGCTTTCCTAGAGGCTTTAATGATTCACCTTTAATATATAAAGATTCTAAATTAAAAAGTAATTATATTATTCACGCTGAAATGAATTGTATTTATCATGCAACACTAAATGGTATATCTTTAGAAGGGTCAACATTATTTGTATATGGACTTGATGTATGTCATGAATGCGCTAAAGGTATTATTCAAGTAGGTATAAAAGAAATAGTTACTTATTCGCCAAATAAGCCTAAAGAAAAATGGATTAAAAGTTTTGAAATATCACAAAAATTATTTAAAGAAAGCGGAATAAATTATATAAAAATAGACCAAAATAAATTTTAGCTATAATATAACAAATTTATATAAATATCTGATATAATCGGGTAAAGATATATTTTAAATTTATGGCCAATAAATTCGATAGCACATACTATTCTACAACAGAACCCAATGAATTACAACTTGGTGATTTTTGGGCATGGAAAAAAACTGATCTTTCAGACGATTACCCTACTGCATCATATAGCTTATCATACGAATTTAATTTAGTTGATGGATCAACAGCAGCTAATTTTACATTAACAGCTACAGAATCTAATGATGAATATATTATTGAAGCAAGTAATACAACATCGTATACTGCTGGAGAATATAATTGGATTTCTTACATTACAAGATCAAGCGATTCAGCAAGAATTAAATTATCTGAAGGTTTTACAGAAATACAACAAAACTATGCTACTACAACAAGTTCAGTTAGAAGCCATGCAAAAAAAGTTTTAGATGCTATAGAAGCAGTTATTGAAAATCGTGCAACTATGGACCAGTCATCAATGAGTATTGCTGGTAGATCATTATCAAGATTAACAGTTGATGAATTAATGACATTTAGAGATAGATATAAAACAGAATACTTAAAAGAAGTTAAACAGGCTAGAATTAAAAATAAAAAAGATTCAGGTAATTCTATCAAAGTGAGGTTTTAAATATGGCCTGGTATGATCGATTTGTAAATAATAATAAAAAAAATAAAAAAGTTTCTAAAGTAAGAAGATATGCTGGCGCAAATACAGGTAGATTATTTTCTGATTTTACTGCATCAAGTACATCAGCAGATGCTGAAATTAAAGATCAATTAAGAATATTAAGAGAAAGAAGCCGTGATTTAGCAAGAAATGATTCGTATGTAACCAGATATTTAAATTTAATGGTTAGTAATATTATTGGCGCTAACGGTATTAGACTTAGTGTTAAAGCGCGTGATTCAAAAGGTGATTTAGATATTATCGGCAATCAAACTATTGAGCATGCATTTAAAGATTGGTCAAGAATGGGTAACTGTACGTTAAATGGCCGTCAATCATTTTTAGATTGCCAAAAATTATTTGTTGAAGCATTAATGAGAGATGGCGAAGTTTTAGTTAGACATGCTACACCAAGCGATTCAAAATATAAATACAAAATTCAATTTTTAGAAGCAGATCATTTAGATGAAACAAAAAATGATTTTAATCCTCAAACTAAAAACAGAATTAAAATGGGCGTTGAAGTTGATAAACATGATAAGCCAGTTGCATATTATTTATTTAAAAATCATCCATATGATAATACATATCAATCACCTAAAGAGCATATAAGAGTACCGGCTGAAGAAATTATACATGCATATATGCCTACTAGGCCAGAACAAACTAGAGGCGTACCTATGACTGCATCTGCTATGCCTCAAATAAAAATGCTTAATGGCTATATGGAGGCTGAAATTACAGCGGCTCGTGTATCGGCTGCAAAAATGGGATTCTTTACTTCGCCAGATGGTGATGGATATGTTGGTGAAGATTTTGAAGATACATATACTCCACTTATGGAAGCGCAAGCAGGTTCATTTGAACAATTACCCGCTGGAATGGATTTTAAAAGTTTTGACCCAGATCACCCAAGTACAGCATTTGGCCCATTTACAACACAAGTTTTAAGAGGAATTGCTTCAGGTTTAAATATTTCTTATCATGCTTTAACTAATGATTTAAGTTCTGTTAACTATAGTTCATTAAGAGCTGGCGCATTAGAAGATAGAGAAATGTATAAGTTATATCAACGTTTTGTTGTTGATCATTTTATGAGGCCAGTATATGAAAAATGGTTAGAAATGTCTATTTCAAGCGGCGCTATAATTATGGACCCAGATGTTAATATTCCTTTACCAATGTCTAAATATGAAAAGTTTGCAGCTGATTCAATATTTATTGGCAGATCATTCCAATGGGTAGACCCTCAAAAAGAAATGAATGCTTCAATTGCCGGTATGCAAGCTGGATTAGTAACATATCAAGATGTTCAATCAAATTATGGTAGAGACGTTGAAGAGTTATATGAACAACATGAAAGAGAACAAAAGCTAGCTGAACAATATGGTATTAAAACAGCATTCCAGCCATTTGGTATTAAATTACCAATAGAGCCTGTAATTAAAGGAGGCAATGATGGCGATTCCGAATAAAGGTATGAAAGCCGAAGCTGAAAAAGGATTAGCTTGGCGTAAAGAATTTGGCAGAGGCGGAACACGTATTGGTGTTACTCGTGCAAATCAAATTAAAAACGGGGTTGATTTATCGGAGTCAACTATCAAAAGAATGTACAGTTATTTTTCTAGGCATGAGGTTGATAAGCAAGCTAAAGGGTTTAGGCCGGGAGAGGAAGGCTTTCCAAGTAATGGCAGGATTGCGTGGGCATTATGGGGAGGTGATCCAGGTTACACATGGTCAAAAAAAATAGTTGAACAAATGAAAAAAGAAGATGAGCGTAAATTAGAAATGCGCCCATATCCTAATGAACATGCTGCTCGTATAGAAGATCCTGAGCAGTTTGATAGTTTTAGAAGAAAAAATAATGAATTTAAAACTGGTATACATGTAATACATGGTATTAAAGATAATGAAAGATTAGTACAAAGTATAAGATTTGATTCAGATATGTATACTCCTGAAGAAGCAAAAGCATGGTTAGAAAGAAATGAATTTGAATATATTAAATTTGAAGATGCTATAGAAGAAAGAGCAGTTTCTGAAAAAACTGAAGAAGCATTAAAAAATAAATTAACAGAACACCATGAAGAAGTAGGCGATGTTCAAAGTAAAAGAACAACGCTTGCTGTTCTAAAACAAGTTTACGAACGCGGGATTGGGGCTTATAACACTAATCCAGGCTCTGTAAGACCTCAGGTTAGTAATGCTAATCAATGGGCAATGGCTCGCGTGAATAGTTTCCTGTATGCTTTACGCAATGGAAAATATAGAAGTGGGAAGCATGATACTGATTTGCTTCCTAAATCACACCCTTTATCATCGAAAGAGGAAAAAGCTATGAAAGATAAAGAAGATAGACATATCCTCAACGTGAATGAAACTGATGATTCTGTAATCATTGAATTTTCAAAGCACCATGAGGATAAAGAAGAAGAAGAAAATGTTGACGCAGTTTCTTCTTATCATGAAGATGAAGAAGAAGAAAGAAAAGTTGTTGATTTACCATTAAGGTATAGAACAATTGATCTTTCTAAAAATTCATTTATTGATGAAGAAAAAAGATTAGTTCGTATTGGTGTTTCATCTGAAGAACCAGTTGAACGCTCTTTTGGCATGGAAGTTTTAAGCCATGCAGAAGGTGATGTAGATATGGAATTTGTATCATCTGGTAGAGCTCCGTTTTTATTAGACCATGACATGTCTAAACAAATTGGAGTGATAGAAGAATTTAAACTTGATGAGGCAGCAAAAAGGACTATTGCTGTTGTTAGATTTGGCAGATCAGCACTTGCTCAAGAAGTTTTCCAAGATGTAGTTGACGGAATTCGTATGAATATAAGCGTTGGCTATAAAGTAAACAACTTAGAAAGAGTGAAAGATAATGACCAAATGCTTTATAAAGCTCAATGGACTCCGCTTGAAGTATCAAGTGTTTCTGTGCCAGCTGATCAAAGCAGATTAGTCGGAGTTGGACGCTCAGCTAAAATTAATAAGGATATTATTATGACTGAAGAAAAAAAAGATATTAATCTTGACGAAGTCAGAACTAAAACTCTTGAAGATGCTAAAGCTGAATTTAAAAGAAACTCAAAAGAGATTATAGATTTAGCTGTAAAGCATAATAAAAGAGATTTAGCTGATAACGCAATTAAAGAAGGTCTTACAGTTGAAGAGTTCAGAGGTGTATTATTAAATGAAATTTGTAATGATAAACCACTTGAAACTGCTGAAATTGGTATGACTCAAAATGAAGTGAGAGATTTCTCACTAGTTAGAGCAATTAATGCTTTAGCAAATCCAACTGATAGAAAAGCTCAAGAAGCTGCTGCTTTTGAATTTGAATGTTCAAATCAAGCTGCTAGAGAGCAAGGAACAACAGCACAAGGAATTATGATTCCTGCTGATGTACTTGGCAACTGGAGCAAAAGAGATATTAATTCATCTGATGATTCAACTTTAATCCCTCAGGATTATAAAGCTGGTGATTTTATTGATGTATTAAGAAACTCATCAAGTGTTATGCAAGCAGGCGCAACTATGCTTAGAGGACTCTCTGGCTCAGTAGTTATTCCAAAGAAAACAGCTGCTTCATCAGCTGCTTGGATTGCAACTGAAGGTAATGCTGCTTCTGAAAGTGAATTTACATCAGGAAGCGTAACTATGTCTCCTAAAGTAATAGGTGCGTTTACAGATGCTACTAGATTACTTTTACAACAATCTTCATTAGATGTTGAGAACTTAATCAGAGACGACTTAACACAATCTATAGCTACTGCTATTGATTTAGGTGCTTTAGCTGGTTCTGGTTCAAGCGGCCAGCCAACTGGTATTGCTAATACTTCTGGTATTAATACAACTACATTTGCTGCTGCTAATCCAACATATGCTGAAATTATTGGTATGGAATCTGCAGTTGCTGCTGATAATGCATTAGTTGGAAGCTTAGCTTATATATGTAAACCAAGTGATTATGGTACATTAAAAACAACTTCAAAAGATAGCGGAAGCGGTCAATTTGTGGTTGAGCCAGACGGAAGAATGAATGGCTATAATGTTATCAGATCAAATCAAGTAACAGCAGGTGATTTTTACTTTGGTAATTTTGCTGATTTACTTATTGGTATGTATGGCGGCCTTGATATAACAGTGGACCCATATGCGTTAAGCACATCAGGTGGAGTAAGAATTATTGCTTTACAAACTGTTGATGTAGCTGTACGTCATGCGGTATCTTTCTGTAAATCAAGCGACTAATAATCAATGATGAAATGGAATGGCGGGGGAAACTCCGCCAACTTTAATATGAAAAAATTTTTAATAACTAAAGATACAATAGCTAACGGCCAAAAAGTAAGTGCTGGTGATATTGTAGAATTAAAAGAAGATGTTGGTCATGAGCTTTGTGCTTATGGAAAAGCATCTGTACATATAGAAAAACCTAAAGCTGAAAAAGAAGATAGAAGCGTAGGTTTAAAAACTTCAAAAGTTAAAGCTCCAAAAACAAGAGCTAAAAAATAAGTATGGCTATTGAAAGTGCGGCTGATTTTACTTCATACCTTGATATTAATACAGGGCATGGAGTAACCGCAACTTTCTTTGAAGTTCAACAATCTTTATGGGATGATTTCCCATTAATTGATACTTTGTTTGATATTGATTCAGGTTTTTCAAAAAATATTAATGTAATTATTGATCAAGAATATTTTAATATTGAAGCAGGATCAGTACCTGTTGCTGGTTATCAACCTAGAGCAATTATTAAAGCATCAGATGCTCCTTATATTTCACAACAAGATAGATTAATTATTAACGCAATAACTACAAATAATGGTAATGTTTTAAAACCTGAAACAGCATTTGTTGTTCGTTCAGTCGAACCTGATAATTTAGGGTTAATTGAATTAGTTTTAGAGGAAGAATAATGTCTCAGTATCGTATGGAAACAGAAGAAGATATGGCAAGCTATCTTGATCCAACTTATGGGCATGGAGTTGGCGCTACATATATTAATAACAGCGTATCATCAAATATTAATATTATTTTAAATAATGAATATATCGAACAAGAAGAAGGTATTGGTGTTGAAGCATTACAACCAGTTGCATATTGCCGAAGCATAGATATACCTTCGGTTGCATACGGGCATTCATTAAATGTTAATGCTATAAAAGATACAGATGGGAATATAATAAAAGCAGCAACAAATTATACAATTGTTAATGTAAGGCCTGATAGAACTGGTTTTATTGCATTAGAGTTAGAGGAAGTATAATGGCAAACCATGTTCGACAACAAATAAGAGAGCAAATTAGTACAACATTAACCGGTTTAACAACAACAGGATCAAATGTATATCAATCAAGAGTTTACCCTTTAGAAAATATAAATCTACCTGCATTAATTATTTATACTAAGTCAGAAACATCAGAACCTATAGTTATAGGAACTGATCGAGTTATGAGCAGAGAATTATCTATAATCGTTGAAGGATATGTTAAAGCAACTAGCAACTTTGATGATACAATTGATACAATAAGTAAAGAAGTTGAAGAAGCAATAGCAGCTGATAGAACTTTAGATGGATTAGCTAAAGATTGCTATTTGGAATCAACTGAAATAGAATATACAGGCGAAGGTGAAAAGCCACTAGGATATGTGAGTTTAACCTTTATAACGAATTACTATGTTCAGGAAACAAATCCTGATGTAGCAGTATAGGAGACAATTATGAAAATGATTAGTCCTGATGGAAAAGTTTCTATAAATGCTCATCCTTCAAAGATTGAGAGTTTATTGAATAAGGGTTGGAAAGAAGAAGCAGCCCCTGAAATTAAATCTTCTTCTAAGAAAAAGTCGAAAGACGAGGTAGAAAATGGCAACTCATAAAGGAAGTGAAGGAACCGTAAAAGTAGGTTCAAATGCTATTGCTGAAATAAGATCTTATAACATTGATGAAACTGCAGATGTTTTGGAAGATACATCAATGGGTGATACAGCTCGTACATATAAATCATCATTGACTTCTTTCTCAGGAAGTATAGATGTATTTTGGGATGAAACTGATACAAGTGGACAAGGTGCTTTAGATATAGGTTCTGAAGTTACTTTAAACTTTTATCCAGAAGGCGATACATCGGGTGATACTTATTATACAGGTTCAGCAATTGTAACTGGCGTAACTAGAGGCGCATCATTTGATGGCTTAATAGAAGCTAGTATTTCAGTTCAAGGAACTGGTGCTTTAACTGAATCAACTGTATAAGATTATGAAAGTTATAGATAAGGCTAAAGCGCATTTTGATTCTTTAGAAATTAAAGAAATTGAAATACCGGAATGGAGTGATGGAGATGAGGTTCTTAAAGTATATGCAAAGCCATTAACGCTTGCTGAAATGTCTAAATTGCAAAGATATGCAAAAGATGATGATGTAGCATTAATGGCTTATTGCTTAATATATAAAGCCTTAGATTCTGATGGTGAAAAAGTATTTGATCTATCAGATAAACATACACTAATGAATGGCGTAGATAAAGATGTACTTGCAAGAGTAGCAACTGAAATTATGTCTACACCGAGTGTAGAACAACAAGCAAAAAAGTAATTGAGGATAAGGACTTATTTGCTAAATATTTTTTAGCTGAAATGTTACATTGTACACTTCAAGAGCTAGAAGAAAAAATGACCTTATCCGAGTTTACAGGATGGTTAGCATACTTAGAAGAAAAAAATAGGCAAATAAGAGATGGCAAAAAATAAAGTTAAGTTTGATGTAACAGCGCAAAATAAAACACAAGGTGCTTTTACACAAATAAATAGAGACTTAAATAAAACTAGCTCAGCTATGAAAAAAGTAGCTGCTGCGTTTGCTAGTGCATTTGCTATTCAAAAAATAGTTGCTTTTAGTAACGAGTCATTACAAATGGCTGATGCAATTGGTAAAACAGCTGATTCAATTGGAGTTGGCGTTGAATTTTTACAACGTTTTCAATTTGTAGCTCAACAAGCTGGGTTAAGTACAGAAGAATTTAATAAGTCAATGCAAGTATTTGCAAAAATGACTGGTGAAGCTGCTACTGGTACCGGTGAAGCGAAAATGGCATTAGAAGCTTTAGGAGTATCATTAAAAAAATCTAATGGACAATTTAAGACTACTGAAGAGTTATTTATAGACTTTTTTAGAGCTACTGATGATATTGCTGAAGCAAATAAAAAAGCTGCTTATTTTGCTGATGTATTTGGTCGTGCTGGTGTAAAAAATACAGTTATGGCTAAAGAAGGCACAAAAGCTATGTTAGATTTAGCTGATGCGGCTACAGGTGTTTTTGATGAAGAAACTATAAGAAATGCCGAACGATTTAATGATGAGATGAATCGTTTAAACAGAAAAATTTTAACGCCGTTGCGAGGTAAAATAATTGAAATTTTAGGTGCGTATATGGACGTTGCTGAAGGGTTAGGGTTAATTGAACCTGATCCAGTAGTTGAAACTATAGAAGAAATAAATCAAGCATTTTTAAATTCTCAATCTTTAGTTCTTGCTTATATGCATACCCTTCAGCATAATACCGATCTTACAGTAGATCAACAAGACGAAATTAAAAAGAAACTATTAGAAGAAATAAAAATAAGAGACGAAGCACATAAAAAAATAATAAAATATAATGCAGAAAATGCTAATAGTACAAAAGAAAGTATTAGTGTTATTACAGCAGCTATAGATGGATATTTAACTGCATTAGGTAGTGTTGAAGAAAGATTAGGTAAAGCAGCAACAACTTCAATGAAAAAATTTGAAGATACGATTGTTAATGGTTTAAAAAATGGCAAATTAGAATTTAAAGATTTTGCTGATTATGTTATTGAACAATTATTACGAATAGCAATACAAGAAGCAATACTTGCTCCATTAAAAGATGTATTTGGAGGATTTTTTAAATCATTTAATTTTGGCGGTGACAAAGCTGAACCAAGAGCATTAGGAGGCCCTGTAAAAGCAGGTGCACCTTATTTAGTTGGTGAAAAGGGACCTGAATTATTTATGCCTAATTCATCAGGTCAAATAATTACAAATGAAAATTTACAACAACAATCTGTTCAAGCCGCTCCAGTAGTTAACTTTAATATATCAACAGTAGATGCTGCTGGATTTGACCAGTTACTAGCATCAAGAAAAGGATTGATAACATCAATTATAAACAATGCCATGAATAATCAAGGCAAGATGGGAGTGGTATAATGTCAGGACAATTTCCAACATCTCCTAATTTCAGGAGTTTAAATTTTAAAGATAATAGACCTACTTTATTGAATCAGACTTTATCAGGTAAAAAACAAGTCAGACAAATAGGTAGTCAATATTTTTCTTTTACA